ATGGCAGATAAACGAATCCGTTCCGACAGTTCGGCGGCAGCGGTTCAGGCCATGAAAAATGCAGCTGTGGACACCATCGATCCGCCGTCCCATGCAGGTTTGGAGAAAAAAGCCGAACCATTCTGGCATGACAATATCAGATCGAAAGCTCTGGACAGCTGGACGCCTGCCGACCTTCTAGCCGCCGTAGAACTTGCTAATAATCAGCTCTATATCACCGTTTTACGCAAGGATTTACGCAAAGAAGAGCGCATACGCGGGGAGGAGCGAGACGAAGGCCTTATAAAAGACCTCCGCAAGCAAATTGTTGAGCTACAACGAACTATCCTGGCTCAGCGCCGCGACCTCCAGATCCACTCCCACGCAACCAACGGCGAAAGTCGCGACCAGAAGAAACGTAATCAGAACGATCGTGATGCACGGAATACCAAAAACGAGCATCAGGACCAGGACGATAACCTGATCGCCTTTCCCAAGCACGGATAAAAGACTATGACGCGAGGTGAGCGTGTAATAGCGTTCATTGAGCGCTTTTGCATCGTGCCGGAAGGCAAGCTTATCGGCCAGCCAATGAGGCTGGACACCTTTCAGAAAGAATTCATCCTGGCGGTTTACGACAATCCAGCCGGAACGGATATGGCGATCCTCAGCATCGCCCGAAAAAATGGTAAGACTGGCCTGATTGCCGGAATTCTGCTGGCTCACCTGGTGGGGCCTGAAGCGGTGCAGAACACGCAGATTGTCAGCGGTGCACTCAGCCGGGAACAGGCGGCCATCGTTTTTAACCTCGCGGTGAAGATGGTTAACCTGAACCCCAAGCTGCAGGAGATTGTGCACATTACGCCCAGCGGCAAAAAGCTGATCGGCCTGCCGTGTAACGTCGAATACAAGGCTTTATCCGCAGAAGGTAAGACGACGCACGGCCTTTCCCCCATTCTGGCCATTCTCGATGAAACAGGGCAGGTTAGGGGCCCGCAGGATGATTTTATCGATGCAATAACTACGGCGCAGGGGGCTCATGAAAACCCGCTGCTAATCGTTATCAGTACGCAGGCAGCAAACGATGCTGACCTGCTTAGCATCTGGATTGATGATGCGGTCAAATCGAAAGATCCGCACATCGTGTGCCACGTTTATGAAGCGCCAAAAGACGCTGATATCAGTAAACGCGAGTCCTGGCTGGCTGCGAACCCGGCACTGGGAACATTCAGGTCAGAAAAAGACATGGCGCGCCAGGCTGAGAAAGCTTGCCGAATGCCAAGCTTCGAAAACACCTTCCGAAACCTCAACCTCAATCAGCGCGTGTCTACCGTATCGCCGTTTATCTCCCGCAGCGTGTGGGAGCTTTGCGGAGAGATGCCGATTAACACCCCGAGGAAGTGGTACGCGGGGCTGGATCTGTCAGCCAGGAACGACTTAACGGCGCTGGTTATCGCTGGTGAAGCAGATGATGGTGTCTGGGATGTTTTCCCCTTCTTCTGGACACCGCAAAAGACTCTTGAAGAGCGAACCAAAACGGACCGAGCACCCTATGACGTTTGGGTGAGGGAGGGGCTGCTGCGCACCACGCCAGGAGCTTCGGTGGATTACTCATTCGTCGTTGCTGATATCGCTGAAATTATCGGTGATTTCGACCTTACCTCGATGGCTTTTGACCGCTGGCGCATTGACCAGTTCAGGAAGGATGCCGATGCCATTGGGCTGAGCCTCCCGCTGGTCGAGTTCGGCCAGGGCTTTAAGGATATGGGGCCAGCTGTAGACACGCTGGAGTCTCTGATGCTTAACGGGCGCGTGAGGCATGGCATGCACCCCGTATTAACGATGTGTGCTGTGAATGCGGTGGTGGTGAAAGATGCTGCTGGCAACCGCAAGCTCGATAAATCCAAAGCAACGGGCCGTATTGATGGCATGGTCGCAATGACAATGTCCGTTGGTGCTGCTAATGGGGAAGTTACCGAACAGGGTGGTGACTTCGACGACTTCATTTTCCGACCGCTGAGCATGTGATGGAAGAACCTAAATACACGATTGACCTGCGAACCAATAACGGCTGGTGGGCAAGGCTGCAGTCCTGGTTTGTCGGCGGGCGTTTAGTCACCCCAAATCAGGGCTCACAGACGGGGCCTGTTTCGGCCCACGGACACCTGGGCGATTCATCCATTAACGATGAACGGATACTGCAAATTTCGACTGTGTGGCGCTGCGTGAGCCTGATTTCAACGCTCACGGCATGCTTACCGCTTGATGTCTTCGAAACAGACCAGAATGACAACCGTAAAAAAGTGGATTTGAGCAATCCACTGGCGCGACTGCTGCGCTACTCACCGAATCAGTACATGACCGCCCAAGAATTCAGGGAGGCCATGACGATGCAGCTCTGTTTCTACGGTAACGCATATGCACTTGTGGACCGCAACAGCGCAGGTGACGTGATCAGCCTTCTCCCGCTTCAGTCTGCCAATATGGATGTGAAGCTCGTCGGAAAAAAAGTGGTTTATCGCTATCAACGCGACAGCGAATACGCCGACTTTTCGCAGAAAGAGATTTTTCACCTTAAAGGCTTCGGATTCACCGGGCTTGTAGGCCTGTCACCCATTGCTTTTGCCTGTAAATCGGCAGGTGTGGCAGTTGCGATGGAGGACCAGCAGCGAGATTTCTTTGCCAACGGCGCCAAGTCTCCGCAAATCCTCTCAACTGGCGAAAAAGTGCTAACTGAACAGCAGCGCTCCCAGGTCGAAGAGAACTTCAAAGAGATCGCCGGCGGCCCGGTAAAAAAACGCCTCTGGATTCTGGAAGCGGGTTTTTCTACATCGGCAATTGGCGTAACTCCGCAGGATGCCGAAATGATGGCGTCCCGAAAATTTCAGGTAAGTGAACTGGCGCGATTCTTTGGCGTACCGCCTCACCTTGTCGGCGACGTCGAGAAATCAACGAGCTGGGGATCGGGCATCGAGCAGCAGAATCTCGGCTTCCTGCAGTACACCCTGCAGCCCTATATCTCCAGGTGGGAAAACAGCATTCAGCGGTGGCTTATTCCTGCTAAGGATGTTGGCCGCATTCATGCTGAGCACAACCTCGACGGCCTGCTGAGGGGCGATTCGGCATCCCGCGCTGCCTTTATGAAGGCAATGGGAGAGGCAGGGCTACGCACCATCAACGAGATGCGACGAACGGACAACCTCCCGCCATTGCCGGGTGGCGATGTGGCAATGCGCCAGTCGCAATACGTGCCGATCACCGATTTAGGAACCAACAAAGAGCCCCGTAATAACGGGGCTTAATTTTTATGGGGGCCGTAATGCCTGAAATCGTAAAAACGCTGTCCTTCGACGAGACAGAAATCAAATTCACCGGTGACGGTAAACAGGGGATTTTTGAAGGCTACGCCTCTGTTTTTAATAACACCGATTCCGATGGCGACATCATTCTGCCCGGGGCGTTTAAAAACGCGCTGGCGAACCAGACCCGAAAAGTGGCGATGTTTTTTAACCACAGGACGTGGGAACTGCCGGTTGGCAAATGGGACAGCCTGGCTGAGGACGAAAAAGGCCTGTATGTGCGCGGTCAACTTACCCCAGGACACAGCGGCGCCGCTGACCTGAAAGCGGCAATGCAGCACGGTACGGTTGAAGGTATGTCGGTTGGCTTTTCCGTTTCGAAAGACGATTACACCATCATTCCAACAGGCCGCATTTTTAAGAATATCCAGGCTCTGCGCGAAATCAGCGTCTGCACTTTCCCCGCCAACGAACAGGCTGGCATCGCAGCCATGAAAAGTGTCGATGGTATTGAAACGATTCGTGATGTGGAGAACTGGCTGAGGGATTCAGTCGGCCTCACCAAATCACAGGCAGTTGGGCTAATTGCCCGGTTTAAGTCAGCGATTCGGAGCGAGTCCGAGGGCGACGGAAACGAAGCACAAATAAACGCTCTGCTTCAGAGCATCAAATCTTTCCCTTCTAACTTAGGTAAATAATTATGTCTGAACTCGCTCTCATTCAAAAAGCTATCGAAGAATCCCAGCAGAAAATGACCCAGCTTTTCGATGCGCAGAAAGCAGAAATCGAAAGCACAGGCCAGGTTTCCAAACAGTTGCAGTCCGACCTGATGAAAGTACAGGAAGAGCTGACCAAATCCGGCACTCGCCTCTTCGATCTGGAACAGAAACTGGCATCCGGCGCTGAGAATCCTGGTGAGAAGAAATCCTTCTCTGAACGGGCTGCTGAAGAGCTTATTAAGTCATGGGACGGTAAACAGGGCACCTTTGGCGCTAAAACGTTTAACAAGTCACTAGGCAGTGACGCTGATTCGGCTGGCTCACTGATCCAGCCTATGCAGATCCCAGGCATCATCATGCCAGGCCTGCGCCGTCTTACCATTCGTGATCTGCTGGCTCAGGGCCGCACTTCCAGTAACGCTCTGGAATATGTGCGTGAAGAGGTGTTTACCAATAACGCCGACGTGGTGGCAGAGAAAGCACTGAAGCCAGAATCGGATATCACCTTCAGCAAACAAACCGCGAACGTGAAGACCATCGCGCACTGGGTGCAGGCATCACGTCAGGTGATGGATGATGCGCCAATGCTTCAGTCCTACATTAACAACCGCCTCATGTACGGCCTGGCACTGAAGGAAGAGGGCCAGCTGCTGAACGGCGACGGTACCGGGGATAACCTGGAAGGGCTGAACAAAGTGGCAACCGCCTATGACACCTCGCTGAATGCCACCGGCGACACCCGCGCTGACATTATCGCTCACGCTATTTATCAGGTGACCGAGTCTGAGTTCAGCGCTTCCGGTATCGTCCTGAACCCGCGCGACTGGCACAACATCGCGTTGCTGAAAGACAATGAAGGCCGCTATATCTTCGGTGGTCCTCAGGCATTCACCAGTAACATCATGTGGGGCTTGCCAGTGGTTCCGACTAAGGCGCAGGCCGCCGGCACCTTTACCGTAGGCGGTTTCGATATGGCCTCACAGGTCTGGGATCGCATGGATGCCACCGTGGAAGTTAGCCGTGAAGACCGCGATAACTTCGTGAAAAACATGCTGACCATCCTGTGCGAAGAGCGTCTGGCGCTGGCGCATTATCGCCCGACAGCAATCATCAAGGGCACCTTCTCTTCTGGCTCATGATGGAGGGGGCGGGGAAACCCGCCCTTTTAACGTATGGCGATAGATGTTCTGGATGTAATTTCCCTCAGTCTGTTTAAGCAGCAGATTGAGTTTGAGGAAGACGACAGGGACGAGCTGATCACGCTGTACGCCCAGGCCGCTTTTGACTACTGCATGCGCTGGTGCGATGAACCAGCATGGAAGGTTGCGGCTGATATTCCTGCCGCCGTTAAGGGCGCCGTTCTGCTTGTCTTTGCTGACATGTTTGAACACCGGACGGCACAAAGCGAAGTGCAGCTTTATGAGAATGCAGCCGCCGAACGCATGATGTTCATTCATCGCAACTGGCGCGGTAAAGCCGAATCAGAGGAGGGCTCCTGATGGAACCAGGACGATTCAGGCACCGGGTAAAAATTCTCACCTTCACGACTTCGCGCGATCCATCTGGTCAGCCGGTTGAATCGTGGACAGGTGGCAACCCGGTCCCGGCTGAGGTAAAGGGGATCAGCGGCAGAGAGCAGCTTTCAGGCGGCGCGGAAACGGCGCAGGCAACGATTCGCGTCTGGATGCGCTTCAGGTCAGAGCTGAATGCCTCTTCTCGTCTGGAAGTGCTCAGCGGCCCGTATAAAGGTCAGGTGCTAAATATCATCGGTCCTCCTGTAGCAAATGCGACTGGCACTCGCCTGGAAATTCTTTGCAAAACGGGAGCTGAAAAATGATTGAGACGAGCCTCGATTTTTCCGGGTTAAATGACATCGCAAAGGATCTGGAGGCGCTTAGCCGCGCTGAAAACAATAAGGTTCTTCGTGATGCCACCCGCGCCGGCGCGGAAGTGCTTAAGGAAGAAGTGATCGCCCGCGCTCCGGTGCGTACCGGCAAACTGAAAAAAAACGTGGTGGTGGTGACCCAAAAAAGCCGTCGCCGCGGGGAAATTTCTTCCGGCGTCCATATTCGTGGCGTTAACCCGCGCACCGGAAACAGCGATAACACGATGAAGGCTAATAACCCGAGAAACGCCTTTTACTGGCGATTCGTTGAAATGGGAACTGCCAACATGACGGCACATCCTTTCATTCGTCCAGCGTTTGACGTCCGACAGGAGCAGGCGACAGAGGTCGCGATCAGGCGCATGAACCAGGCCATCGATGAGGCATTAAGCAAATGACGGAAGACGATCTCTATCCTCTGCTGGAACCGCTGGCAGGAGGGCAGGTTTATCCCTACGTTGCGCCGCTCGGCAGTGACGGGAAGCCTTCAGTATCTCCGCCCTGGGTAATTTTCTCGATTATTACCGACGTGGCCGCAGACGTTCTCTGCGGTCAGGCTGAATCTGCCGTTTCTGTGCAGGTTGATGTCTATTCCAGCACAATCACTGAAGCGCGCACAATCAGGAATATGGCGCTTGATGCCCTGCAGGTGCTGAAGCCGGGAAGCATTGTTAAAACGCCGGGCTATGAGCCTGATCTGCGCTATCACCGGGCAACGCTCGAATTTCAGGTAACCGTTTAACTTTTCCCACCATAACAGACCGCTCTGGCGGTCTTTTTTTATCTGGAGAAATCATGACCAGTAAGTATGAAGTTACAAAGGGGATGACCTTTGCCGTCTCCGACGCACCCGTAACCGCCGAGGATTTTAATGCCTTAGGTTTCCCGGGGGATGGTGTTACCTGGCTGGAAGCGGCCTGCGCAACAAAGGAGATCACCTTCACGGGCGGTCAAAAAGGGGATATTGACGTAACCACGCTTTGCTCAACTGAACAGGAGCAAACCAACGGCCTCGCCGCGCCTGCTGAAATGAGCATTACCCGTAACTGGGTTGGCGATGAAGCAGCACAGGGGGCACTGCAGACCGCTTACGAAAATGACGAACTGCGCGCGCTGCGCGTGGTATTCCCGTCTGGCAACGGTTTCTACGTGCTGGTGGAGGTACGCCAGAGCTCATGGTCTGCTGCAACCTCTTCCGTTGTTGGCGCCACCTATTCTCTGCGTGTACGCGGCAAACCTAAACGCATCCACGCGTCTGGTTCCTGAGCGGCTTCGGCCGCTTTTTTTATCCCTCCGATCATGTAACAAGAGAAAAATGAAATGGCGCAAAAAACATCACAGAATTCATTACGCAACGTGGCGCTTACAGCATCGAAAGCCTATCGCACCAAAGAAGGTATCACGGTCCCTGAATGGGATGGCGCAAAGGTAACGCTGCGTGAACCCTCTGGCGATGCCTGGGTGAAATTCCGGGAGATCGTTAACCCACAGCTCGCCGAGGGCGAAGAGGCACCGACGCTGACGGAGGCGGAAAAGTTTCTGCGTAACAAAGATGCTGATGTGGTTCTGTTTATTGACGTTCTGCTGGATGAAAACGGCGAGCGAGTATTCAGCGATGAGGATCAGGAGCAGGTATCTAAAATTTATGGTCCTGTGCACTCCCGCCTGCTGGCTCAGGCCCTCAACCTCGGAATGAGCCAGGAAGAAGCGGGAAAGCCGTAAAGCAGCCGCTGACCTTCTTCCTGATGTCGCTGGCGCTCCGGTTGGGACGTACTCTCCACGAACTGCGCCAGAACATGACCGCCAGCGAGCTCAAAATGTGGATCGAGTTCGACCGCATCAGTCCGATTGGTGACTGGCGCGCCGATGCTCAGGCGGCGCAGATCTCCGTTGCAATGCTGAACTCTCAGGGCGGGAAATTCACCATTCCTGACGTGATGCTGAAATGGGGTGAGCAGGAAGAAGGCGCTGAAGTCTCTGAACTTGAAGAATGGATGTCCAGTCTTTGATGCCCGCGGCTGCGGGCTTTTTTATGGGTGAAATATGGCAACGCTGCGCGAGCTAATCATCAAAATTTCGGCGAACTCTTCTTCTTTTCAGTCAGAGATCGCCAGAGCGTCCCGCATGGGAACCGATTACTACCGCACTATGGAACAGGGCGGGAAAAAAGCTGCAGCGGCCACGCGTGAAACTCAGCGGTCTTTGGCTGACCTGAATTCTCAGCTTGCAACCGTGCGATCCTCTGCTGCCGGGCTTGCCGGTGCGTGGGCTGGTGCATTTGCCACGCATCAGCTGATTCAGTTTGCCGACACGTGGAACCAGTTGAATGGGCGTCTTCGCCTTGCGTCCTCTTCCAGTGAGGATTACGTGCAATCCCAGCGCGTGCTGATGGAGATTAGCCAGCGCACCGGAACATCCCTCGAGGCAAACAGCAACCTGTACAGCCGAATTGCGCAGTCCCTGCGTGATGCCGGTTACGCTTCTGCTGACGTCGCAAAAGTTACGGAAACCGTAGCAACCTCACTGAAGCTGTCTGGCGCCAGTACCGAAGAGGCGAGTTCTGTTATCACCCAGCTTAGCCAGGCACTTGGCTCAGGCGTTTTGCGAGGCGAAGAATTTAACTCCATCATGGAGAACGGTGGACGCCTGGCGAAACTGCTGGCTGATGGGCTGGGTACCACTGTTGGTGGCCTGCGAAATATGGCCAACAACGGCGAGCTGACGACCAACAAGATCGTCCCGCTGCTGACCAACGTTGAGATCCTCCGTAAAGAATTCGACACCCTTCCTGCATCCATCAGCGGATCTGCACAGAAAGTGCAAAACGCCTTCCTTGCATGGGTTGGCGGGGCGAACGATGCGGTCGGCGCATCATCAACGCTTTCCGGCGTGCTGGATGGTCTGGCGAATAACATCGATGATGTGGCGAACACCGCAGGCATTCTGGTTGGTGTTGGCCTCGCTCGTTATTTTGGCAACATGGTCGGCAGCGTTGCTCAGTCAACCCGGGCAGTCCTCGCTAATACGGCCGCCGAGGTCGCGCTGGCGCAGGCTCAGGTTCGCGGAGCTCAGGTTAGCGTTGCTGCTGGTCGCCAGGCTGTTTACCGCGCTCAACAGGCGCGCGCAGCGGCGACGAGTATTGAGGCTCAGATTGTCGCTGAGCGTAATCTTGCTGCTGCTCAGGCATCACTGAATACGGCGCTTGCTGGCAGGACTTCGGCCGTTAATAACCTCACCAATACAGCCTCGGTGATGTCCCGCCTGGGTAGTGGCGTTCTTGGCATTCTCGGTGGCTGGCCTGGAGTGATTATCGGTGCCGGCGCTGCGATGTATGGCCTTTATCAGCATACCCAGCAGGTGCACCGTGAGGCGGTAGGTTTTGCCAACAACCTTGACGAGATCAACACCAAGCTCCAGCAGATGTCGGTGCTTGGCCTGCGTTCGACCGCGGCTGATGCCCGTACATCTTTACAGGCGCAAAAACAGGACCTGGCCGACCTCGACTCTCAGATTGCGAAGGTGAAAGACAGTCTTAAGGCGGTTGATCAAATCCAGCAGGACTACAACCGCCATCCGACGCTGACCCTGATCAACACCTTCATGGACCAGGCCGACATCACGGCCAAAAACATCGAGCTTACCGATAAGCTGAACCAGCTTGAGTACCAGCGCGAACAGGCAGCCTCAAAAGTCGAGCAAACGCAGAAGCTGGTTAATCAGGCCAGTGATCTGGCTACACAAAAGGCTATCGAACAGGCTGGCGCTGTCTCAATCCTGAAAGGTGCGTATGACCTGCTTAACCGCTCGATGTCAGCGACCGCTGGCGCCAAGCCGCCGCAATATGCCGGGCCCGTCGTCTCACTGGCGAATGCAACGCCTCAACAGCAAACTGCACTGGAGCGCTCGCGCCGCGATAATGAGCTAGCCAGCTTAAGCGGATTAGAGAAACTCCATCAGCAGCACGTCTACGAAGCAGAAGACCTGCAGCTGACGGGGGCGCTTTACACCCAGTACATCTACAACAAGGATCAGGCAGCCAAAAAGGATGCAGCAGCTGCAGAGGCAAAAAAAACCTCTACCGCCGCCTCGAAAGCGCAGAGTAAAGCCGAGCGCGAAGCGGCCAGCACCGCCGAACAGTATTCCCGGAAAATGGCCGATCTGAGCGTGGCTATCGATGTGCAACGCGTCCGGGCCACGGAAGGAGAAAAAGCCTCTGAGCTTTACGCGGCGTCGCACCAGGCAGGCACTAAATGGACCGACGAGCAGCGCAGAGCAATCCAGGCATCATCAACAGAGCTGGCAAAATGGACGCAAAAAGCCGACGAGAACGTGCGCAAGCAGCGCGAACAGGCTGATGCCCTGAAGGATTTAACTGAAGCGGCCCGAAAGTTCAGGGATGAGGCGACGCTGACAACCGAAACCGCAGGCATGAGTGATCGTCAGCGCAGCCGGTTCGATGAGACGCAACAGATCGACCGTGTTTTTGCTAAAACGGACGGCGGCATCGAGGCCATCGCACAGCGCGCCGCAGCCCTCGATGCTCTGGAGGAGAAATACAAGGCTATTGCAGCAGCTGAAGCGGATTGGATGTTCGGTGTATCACGCGGCTATGCCAACTGGTTTGATGAAATCAGTGATGTATCCGGAACGGTTTCTGACGGGGTGAAAACCACACTCGACAGCGCGTTTGGTAACGTCACCTCAATGCTCGAAGGCAATAAAGTTAGCTGGAAATCGTGGGGTATTTCTGTCCTGCAGATTATCGAAAAAGTGGCTCTGCAGATGGCGGTGGTTAGCGCGATGGGTGGGGCCTCTTCCGGTTCTGGCATCTTTGGCTCACTCATCGGCAGTGTAGGCAGCTTCTTCGGGGGCGGGGCGGGAGCATCAGCCAGCACCGGTACGGCGGTTTCCAGTTACGGATCGAACTTCCAGTTTAACGCCAAAGGCGGCGTTTATGACTCCCCCTCTCTGAGCGCTTTCAGTAATGGGATCGTCAGAAACCCCACCATGTTCGCTTTCGCAAAAGGCGGGGCCGGAATCATGGGCGAGGCTGGGCCGGAGGCGATCATGCCGCTTACCCGCGCGCCGGATGGTTCTCTCGGCGTTCGTGCGGTCGGAGGTGGCGGCGGTCAGTCTGTATCTTCGGCGCCACAGGTTTATATCACCATCGATGGCAACGGCAACACTCAAACTCAGGCCTCACCAGGCCTTGAGCAATTTGGTGCCGAGGTCGGGGAATTTGTTGATCGACGTTATAAGCAGAATGTGATGCGTGACATTCGTCCCGGCGGCGACATCTGGAACGCAATGAAAGGAACCCGATAATTATGGCCATTGAAACTTTCACCTGGTGCCCACGGATTAACGCGGAGGCTGATACAAGTTTCCGCGTCAGAAAAGCCCAGTTTGGCGATGGATATGAGCAGGTTTCAGGGGATGGATTGAACACCAGAACCCAGCAATGGACGCTCAACTTCACTGGCAACGAAACCTACATTTCTGCCATTAAATCTTTTCTCGACAGGCATGAAGGAACGAAAGCCTTTCAATGGAAGCCGCCGCTCGAGCCTTTGGGTTTGTATCGTTGCGAAACGTATAAACCCACCGGGCTGGGTGCGGGAAAATTCAACCTTGAAGCAACATTCATCCAGGCATTTAAACCATGAGCTTAAACGCAGACTATCAGAAGCTTGAATCCGGAAACGATGTTCGTCTGATTGAGGTGGACGGTTCTTCCTTTGGGCTAACGGACGTTCTCCGCTTTCACAATTACCGCATTCCCCACACGGAAGCGGAAATCATCGCCGCTGGTGGGGATGAGTCCAAGCTTCCGGCGAAACCAATCTGGTGGCAGGGAAATGAATACGCCGCCTGGCCGTATCAGCTGGAAGGCCTGGAAAAATCAACCAGTGGGAGCAATGCAACGCCATCACTGACGGTTGCGAACATCGAAAGCTCTATTTCTGCCATGTGTCTTGCGTATGACGATCTGCTGCAGGCGAAAGTCACTATTCACGACACAAAAGAGAAATATCTCGATGCCAGAAATTTCGCGGACGGCAACCCCACAGCAGACCCGACTCAGGAAAAGCTGCAGGTCTGGTATATCGACGGGAAAACTGGCGAGCTTGCCGGTGAAACCGTTGAATTTGTTCTGTCCAGCCCGATGGACCTGCAGGGGCAAATGATCCCGACGCGACAGCTTCATTCCCTGTGTACCTGGTGCATCCGGAATAAATATCGTACCGGCGACGGCTGCGACTATGCCGGCACCCGCTATTTCGACAAAAACAACAACCCGGTAAGCGATCCGTCGCTGGATGAATGCAACGGCACGCTGACGGCCTGCAAACTCCGATTCGGCGAAAATAACGAACTCTCGTTTGGTGGCTTCCCGGGCACGTCTTTGATCAGGAGTTGATATGCGTCAGAAAACCATCGATGCGATTATGGCGCATGCTGCAGCTGAATATCCTCATGAGTGTTGCGGCGTGGTGGCGCAGAAAAGCCGCGTTGAACGTTATTTCCCGTGCCGGAATCTTGCCGCGGCGCCGGAGGACAATTTTGTCCTTTGCCCCGAAGACTACGCAGCTGCTGAGGACTGGGGAACGGTGATCGCCATCGTTCACAGTCACCCTGACGCCACAACGCAGCCGAGCGAACTGGATAAAGCGCAATGCGACGCAACGCTTTTACCCTGGCATATTGTGAGCTGGCCGGAGGGGGATTTACGCACCATCCAGCCGCGCGGAGAACTGCCACTGCTGGAGCGTCCGTTTGTGCTTGGACACTTCGACTGCTGGGGGCTGGTAATGAGCTATTTCCGGCAAACGCATGGTATCGAGCTCCACGATTACCGGGTGGATTATCCCTGGTGGGAAAACGCCTATCCGGACAATTTTTATCAGGATTGCTGGTATGAATGCGGATTCAGGGAGTTTGACGGCCCGCCTCAGGAAGGGGACCTCGTCATCATGCAGGTGCAGGCCGATAAGTGGAATCATGCCGGGATTTTACTGGAGGGTAACATGCTGCTGCACCACCTGTACGGACATCTGAGCCAGCGCGTGCCGTATGGTGGCTACTGGCAGGAAAGGACGATGAAGATTCTTAGACATCAGAATTTTATTTAACAAACTGTCACTGATACTATCGTGTAGTACACAGCAAGGAGAACGATATGTATACAGTTGGGTTTGGTTGGATCTTCGTCGGTATTTTTATTGGGTTAATTCTCTGGTTTTTCATCAACCGCGCCAGCGTCAGAGCGAACAGGCAGGTTGAATTACTTGAGTCTATCGACCAGAAATTATCAAAAATAGTAGATCCAAACTTCGAGGCAAATAACAAAGACCAGTCGAAAGAAAACTACCTTGAAGAAGCAAGGAAAAAAGCTGGGCTTTGAGAGCGTAAATTAACAAACCACCTACGGGTGGTTTTTTTATGGGGGCAGCATGCAAGAGGTAATGACAAGAATTGAGCTAAGTGGCGTGCTAGCTAAGACATATGGAAGGGTTCATCACCGTCTGGTTCGCACTACTGCTGAAGCCATTAATGCACTCGCGAAAACCATCAATGGATTCGAGAAATTCTTAAACACAAGCAAGGCCCGAGGGCTGACGTATGCCGTTTATAGAGATAAAAAGAATATTGGCGTTGATGATCTCGGCTTTCCCGTCACCGGCGAAGTGATCCGGATTGTCCCTGTAGTAATAGGGAGTAAAAAGGCTGGTCTTTTGCAGACAATCCTAGGGGCCGTGCTTATTACTGCTGCTGTATTGACTGGCCCTGGCGGTATTGGCGCTGCTTTCGCTGCTGGTGGATTGACGGGGTTTGCTGCTGCCACTGGCGCCTCGTTGGTCCTCGGTGGGGTTATTCAGCTTCTTTCACCACAGCCATCAGGCATAGCCAGCAAACAAAGCGCAGATAACCGTGCATCGTATGCATTCGGCGGTGTTACAAACACCGCGGCACAGGGGTACCCGGTGCCTCTGCTTTATGGTAAGCGTCGAATCGGCGGAGCGATTATTTCTGCAGGAATTTATGTCGAAGATCAGCAGTAGATAACTAACCTTTTTACAAGCCACCTCCGGGTGGCTTTTTTTATGGACGCAATATGGCAACTGCAACCGCGATTAAAGGCCGCAAAGGCGGTAGTTCAAAGACACGCACTCCAACTGAACAGCCCGATGATCTGCAGTCAGTTGCGAAGGCGAAAATTTTAATCGCCCTTGGCGAGGGCGAGTTCTCCGGGCAATTAACCGGCAAAGATATCTACCTGGACGGAACAGCGCTGGAGAATGCTGACGGCTCCCAAAACTTCAGCGGGGTAACGTGGGAGTTTCGCGCGGGAACGCAGGCGCAAAAATATATTCAGGGTATTCCCGGTACCGAAAACGAGATCAGCGTAGGAACTGAGGTATCAAGTGCCACAGCCTGGACGCGCACGTTTACCAATACGCAGCTTTCAGCAGTTCGCCTGCGTCTTAAATGGCCCTCGCTTTTCAAACAGGAAGACGACGGCGATCTGGTGGGTTACTCGGTCAATTATGCGATTGACCTGCAGACTGACGGCGGCACATGGCAGACGGTACTCAATACCAGCGTGACCGGCAAAACGACGTCTGGTTATGAGCGCAGCCACCGTATCGATTTACCGCAGGCTGGCAGCACATGGACAATACGTCTGCGTAAGATTACCTCTGACGCCAACAGCGCGAAGATCGGCGACACGATGATGCTGCAGAGCTTCACCGAGGTGATTGACGCCAAACTGCGCTACCCGAACACCGCGCTGCTCTACGTCGAATTCGACTCAAGCCAGTTCAACGGCTCTATTCCTCAAATTTCATGCGAACCGCGCGGCCGCGTTATCCGCGTTCCAGATACCTACGACCCTGAAACCCGCACTTATAGCGGTACATGGACCGGTGCGTTTAAGTGGGCATGGACGGATAACCCTGCGTGGATTTTTTACGACCTGGTTGTTTCTGACCGGTTCGGCCTTGGGCACCGTTTGACCGCTGCGAATATTGATAAATGGACGCTTTATCAGGTTGCTCAGTATTGTGATCAGATGGTACCAGACGGCAAAGGGGGCAACGGTACAGAACCACGCTATACCTGCAACGTGTACATTCAGGACCGGAACGACGCCTACACAGTCCTGCGTGATTTTGCCGCTATCTTCCGTGGCATGACCTACTGGGGCGGGGATCAGATTGTGGCCCTGGCTGACATGCCGCGCGATGTTGATTACAGCTATACGCGCGCTAACGTTGTTGGCGGTCGCTTCACCTATTCGAGCAGCACCACGAAAAGCCGCTACACCACAGCGCTGGTTTCATGGTCAGACCCGGGTAACGCTTATGCCGACGCGATGGAGCCGGTATTTGAGCAGGCGCTGGTGGCGCGGTACGGCTTCAATCAGCTGGAAATGACAGCCATCGGCTGCACCAGGCAGTCAGAGGCGAACCGAAAGGGGCGCTGGGGTATTCTCACCAATAACAAGGATCGCGTTGTTTCGTTTGATGTCGGGCTGGACGGAAACATTCCGCAGCCTGGCTACATCATCGCCGTGGCAGACGAGCTGCTTTCCGGAAAGGTTATGGGCGGCCGCATCAGCGCCGTTAACGGTCGCGTTATCAAACTTGACCGCGTAGCTGATGCAGCACCAGGTGATCGCCTTATTCTCAACCTTCCCTCCGGAGCGTCGCAGAGCAGGACCATTCAGGCCGTGAACGGGGAATCAGTCACAGTCACCACGGCATACAGTGAGACGCCACAGGCCGAAGCTGTTTGGGTGGTTGAATCTGACGAGCTCTACGCGCAGCAGTATCGAGTTGTCAGCGTTTCCGATAACAATGATGGCACTTTCTCGATTACCGGCGCATGGCACGACCCGGATAAATATGCCCGTATCGATACCGGAGCCATCATTGACCAACGGCCGGTGAGCGTGATCCCGCCGGGCAACCAGTCGCCGCCTGCGAATATCGTGATCAGCTCGTTTTCCGTGGTTCAGCAAAATATCAGCGTCGAAACAATGCGCGTGAGCTGGGACCAGGCGCAGAACGCTATCGCCTATGAAGCGCAATGGCGCCGCAACGACGGGAACTGGGTTAACGTGCCGCGCACCTCCACCACGTCATTCGACGTCCCGGGGATTTATGCCGGGCGCTACCTGGTGCGGGTGCGCGCAATCAATGCCGCAGAAATTTCATCCGGATGGGGCTATTCAGAAGAGAAAACGCTGACGGGTAAAGTGGGCAATCCACCGAAGCCGGTTGGCTTTATCGCCTCTGAAAACGTGGTGTTCGGTATCGAGCTGAACTGGGGATTCCCGGCGAATACCGACGACACGCTGAAGACGGAAATTCAGTACAGCCTGACCGGGAGCGAAGATGATGCCATTCTTCTGAGCGATGTTCCCTATCCGCAGCGCAAGTATCAGCAGATGGGCCTGAAGGCGGGGCAAATTTTCTGGTACCGGGCGCAGCTGGTGGACAGGACAGGCAATGAGTCGGGTTATACCGACTGGGTACGTGGACAGGCCAGTATCGATGTGTCGGATATCACCGATGTTATCCTGGAGGACATTAAAGAATCGGACACGTTCAAGGAACTGATCGAAAGCGCAGTAGACAGCAACGAAAAAATTGCTGGTATGGCTGACGATATCAGACAGAACGCTGACGATCTGGAGCAACAGGCGCTGGCCATCAAGGAAAACGCCGATGGGCTCGCCCAGGCCGAGGTGAAGATTGACGAAATCTCTGTCTCGATGGATGGCATGACGGGAGGCGTTAAAAACTCCTCTATCGCGGTTATTCAGAACAGCCTCGCGCAGGTCACCAGCCGTCGATCCCAGACAGCCACCAACGCCGGGAACAGCGCCAGCATCGACCGTATCGATACCACCATTGCAGATACCAGCCAGGCGGTTGCCCGTGCGCTGGTTACGCTTGATGCTTCTGCCGGTGGTAATGTCTCAAACGCGACCGATCTCACCGAAACCCTTGCTGATTTCACGCAGGCCTCGGCCACGAAAATCAACTCCCTGACGGTTACGGTAAACGGCCAGACAGCGGCTATTAACCAGACCGCGCAGGCGGTGGCTGATGTGAACGGTAACCTCAGCGCGATGTATAACATCAAGGTTGGCGTTTCCAGCAACGGTCAGTATTACGCCGCGGGCATGGGGATTGGTGTTGAGAATACGCCGTCCGGGATGCAGTCGCAGGTCATCTTCCTGGCTGACCGCTTCGCCGTCACCACGGCAGCAGGTAACAGCGTGGCTTTGCCGTTTGTGATCCAGAATGGACAGACATTCATCCGGGCCAGTTTCATCCAGGACGGCACTATCAGCAACGCAAAGATTGGTAATTTTATCCAGTCGAACAATTATGTTGCTGGTTCTGCTGGCTGGAAGCTTGATAAAGGGGGGACGTTTGAGAACTACGGTTCGACTGCTGGTGAGGGAGCCATGAAACTGACAAATCAGACGATCAGCGTCAAAGATGGCAGTAATGTTCTTAGGGTGCAGGTTGGACGATTAACGGGAGTATTCTGAAATGGCTTATGGAATACAGACCTGGGATGCTTCAGGAAAACCCAACAACTATGGCATCAAACCCGTTTCCGTCGTTGGGCGAATACAGCTGGCTGCCGGGCAAACCTCCGGCAGCTGGTCTTTTACGGTGCCCTCAGGAATGAAAGTTGGTTTTGTTCTTTCACTTGATGAAGGAGGTAACAGCGTAGGGCGGCGCATTGTCGCGTCAGGGAGCACAATAACCGTAAGCGCTGCATCTTCTGTAGGCCTGGGAAATTATCCGGCCTCAAAATGTGAGGTGGTTGTTTTCATGGAGAAAGCATAATGGCCGAATTTGGCGCGATGATATTAATGGACAACGGGAACCCATTTGTAACGCCCCAGTCAACGCCTTTTTGTCTTTACGGCAAGTACACTTTCAACTCCTCTGCTAATGGCAGTTCGCAGCAGGTTGCTCAGAATATTGCATTAAATGCTGACTACCCTGTGATGGTATTTATCAGGACCACAAATACCGCCCAGCCCACGCCAGTAATATCTTACCGGAACGGCGGAAATATATATGTCGCGGGGGTTAATCCTTATAACCAGAGCTTCACGTTAACTGCATATATATTTGCCATATTTCCACAGACGTTACCGAAGTGGGGGATGGCAATCTGGGATTCGAGCGGGAAGCTGGTACTCACTAATGAGTCCCGCGTGCTGTCAGACTTGCAGACAATCGGAACGCCTGGAGCAAACGGCGGGATTAACATTGACCAGACGCTTGATGGTTCATGGGCAGTGGCTCCATCAAGGCTGGGGCAAGTGAACAGAAACGACGCTTACTCATCTTGTAGGTATTCAGGCACAAGTACAAGAATAAACGCCGGTACAGCCGCAAATACACCTGGCGGTGCTGGAGGGGTGATAAATAATGGAATTATCCTGACAGCAATTAAAACAGACGCCTATGATTGATTATTTTGAGCGATCAATAACAAATAATTTATCTATCTAATCAATTATACCCATCGATTATGTATTGGTATCTTCGAAGCTACTGAATACCTCTGGATACTATCAAAATGAAAAGGCTAATTATCTGCATAGCGGGCGCTTTAATGCTGTCTGGTTGCGCTGGTGTACTTGAGAAACAGAAACCGATTTGCAGCGGCACGGCATATATGGGTGGCCATGAGAATACCGTTATGATTTACGCCGTTCGAAAGCAAAACAACCAGACGCAATACCGGGCCGGATATCCCTTTAACTGGCGCTGGGTAAGTGCGAACACATTCACAAGCACGACATGTAAATAACTCATGATTTTCAATGCAAACCTCGCCTCGGCGGGGTTTTTTATTGCCTGGAGAAAATATGCTTTATAACACTGGAACCATCGCCATTAACGGAAACAGCGCCACCGGCACGGGCACGAACTGGACGGCACCCGCCAGCCAGGTTCGCGCTGGCCAGACGATTATCGTGATGTCTAACCCGGTGCAGCTGTTTCAGATTTCATCCGTGAACAGCGCCACGTCAATGACGGTTACTCCAGCTGCTTCCCCGGCGCTGAGCGGCCAGAAGTATGGAATTCTTGTGTCGGACATTATCTCGGTCGACGGACTGGCACAGGCCATGTCACAGCTCATCAACGAGTACGATGAGAATATTGGTGCATGGGAGACGTTCGCTACTACCTCAGCGAACCAGATTATCACTGTAACCATCAACGGTACCTCCGTGAATATTCCGGGCATTGGTGGCCTGGCTCGAAAAGGGGCAAACAGCGATATCACGGAGCTGAAAGGGCTCACTACTGCGCTTTCTATTGCGCAGGGCGGCACCGGTGCAACGAACGCTGCAGACGTTCGCACAAACCTCGGTTTGGGAACAGCGGCTACATCCAATACCTTGACCAATGTTGTAGACCAAAGCGCTGGGGCGCTTGTAAGAAACAGTGATTTCGGTATCGGTGGTAATGGTGGCGCAGGGGAAGGTGTGCCTATTGGTAGCTATGGCAATAATGCAAACTACATGGCATTAAATGGCTGGTACGGTGGTGCGGGTGTTAACGCCGTAAACCATTTTGACGGCTTCTCCCCATTATTGACAATGTGCCGGTTCGCTGGTGGTTACATTGGACAAATTCAGATTACTAAATCCGGTAAAATGGGTATTCGTGGAGGTACTGGAGCAACAACTTCAAATCAGGGCACATGGACACCGTGGTATGAGGTTTACAGCACTGGTAACACGACAAAATCCAGCGACGGTACACTGAAGGCTGCGTCTCCGGTTGCACGTATCGTTAAAAGCCAGGGGGAATGCCAGCGCGCCGATATAACTGAGGATGGTTTCTCCTGGTGCGGCTGTGGTACGGCGAACGCCGAGGCGGAGGGAATAACCATTTCCCGCCTCGAGGTGGGTGTTTACTTGCTGGCCGGTTCGGCAGGACTTGCGTCAGAGGGATGGCAACTGCTGCCGCCAATGGACCCTGGCGGAATGGGAGAGCTTGGCGTTGTCGAAGCAGAACAGACCGAAAGCGGCGAGCTGACAATCCGTCTTTTCAAGCGAAAATATATCCTGAGCGATGAAGGTGAGGTCATCAAAACCAAAGGTGAACCGATTGACGTCCCGGCGAACAGCTGGATCGATGTTCGTCTTGATATGCCAGAAAACAGTGTCTGGAATCAGCGCCAGAAAGAGGCGATTGAACCTGCTTCATAAAGAAAACCGCCGCCTGTCGTATGCAAGCACGAGCCACGGCTGGCTGTCTAACTTTCGATAGTGCGAGTATTGAATGATTTCCAGCCGCTACCGATTTTACTATGTTTTCAGTAGAACACTTAGACAAAACTGAGACACACAAATCTTTGCACTGGATTGCAAGGCTTTGTGCTCTTCTGTGAATGTGTGGCTATATGTTTGAAGATCGTTGTGCCGTATTTGTGACATATATATGGCAACATCATGCATCAACTTTCTGTTTGTGCCATCAACTATAGCTTAGTGAATGCGGTTAATGCTTGCTAAAACAGATAGTTATGATTGGTGCTACAGATTCGTAATGCGAAGGTCGTAGGTTCGACTCCTATTATCGGCACCATTTAAATCAATGAGTTACCTCGCATTTAAGTAAACCACGTTCTCCTCTTGTGCCGTATTTGTGCCATTGCGACTTATAATCGCATCGATTTTGCTCGCGTGCTCGGTGAGATGCCCGGCTGAAAGGTGGGCGTATCTTTGAACCATTTCGAGAGTTTCCCATCCTCCCATCTCTTTAAGTGCAAGAAGAGAGACACCGGACTGAACCAGCCAGCTTGCCCAAGTATGCCTCAGGTCATGGAAGCGGAAGTTGCTAATGCCTGCCCGCTTTAACGCTCCCTTCCATGCCTTGTTGCTGTCGGTTCTCATCTTCCTTACCGCTGCTGTTTTTGTTCCGTCGCTTCGGTAGGCAGGTTTGGTGTGGACAAACACCCATCTCTTATGGAGCCCCTGCTGTTTTCTTAATATCTGGCATGCGGTTTCGTTAAGAGGAACTCCGATCGCATTGCCAGCTTTTGTTTCATCAGGGTGCATCCATGCCATTTTCTTATCCAGATCGACCTGTGACCACTCAAGGTCTGTAACGTTGGAACGGCGAAGGCCTGTCGTGATTGCAAACATGACCACAGGGAAGAAATGAGGAGCAATTTCTGCAAACAGGCGCTTAGATTCCTCTTCTGTAAGCCATCTAATGCGTCCATTCTTAACGCGTGGTGTTGATATTTTGGGCGCCCTGTCAAGCCATCCCCATTCAACAGCCATATTGAGAATAGCGCGAAGTATTGCCAGATGCCGCGTCTTCGTTCCTTTGCTTGCCAGCTTTGGTTTATACTCCGGCACTGGCTTGCCAAGCCGCAAACACCTGTCCCGGCTCATCTCCCAGTTCAGGCGATGGCGGCGGTTTTCCATCCCGTCTACCGCCTCCATTATTTTTTCTGTTGTTATGTCAGAGAGAATGGTTTCTCTGAAGTGCAACATCCAGAACGATATAATGCTCTTGTCATCATCAATGGACTTCTTATCCGATTTCTCTCGCAGCCACCGTATGCAGGCTTCCTTGAATAGCTTTTTCGGTGATTCCCCGAGATTTTTTACTCTCCACGCTTCTGCTTTTAGACGATCGTGAAGTTCTTGCGCTTGCCTTTTGTCCGATGTTTCAAGAGAGCGTCTAACTCTTGATCCATCTGGCGCGACGAAATCACAGTGCCACGTGCCACCGCGTAGTTTGATTGACATGCTTTAACCTCCTGCACATCAACCGCATTCACCGCGCTATTGTGTCTTACAGACTTAAGCGCCGCAATGCAGTCTGACTTGCAAATGCGATATGGGCTTTTAGGTTTATCTGGATTTATCTTTGCGGCCTGAAGTCGTCCACTTCGTATCCACTGCGTGATAGTGCCTTTGTCTACCTTCAGATACGACGCTGCCTCTTCACGAGTGAAGATTTCTTCTTCCACCTGGAATCTCCATTTATTGAGTTGGTATTATTGCGGTAGGTCTGGATATCTTGAGAAATGAACAGGCCTCATCGAGTGTGAGGCGTTAGTCCTTGCGTAGCTCGCTGATTCTTCTGTAAGTCTCTGGTGCTTTGCTATCTCACGCAGTGCCTGATAGTCAATCTTGCTCACTGGTTGCCTCCTTTGCGAAGCTGGTCGGCGAACAAACGCACACTAGACGCTTCACTGTGTAGAAACTTAACGGCATAATCAAAACCACCTCGTTCTGCGTCGCCCGCTACGTTGTCGAGGTTATCTGCGTACATCTCCACGCCCTGCGCCCGCACTTCAGCCAGGAAATCCTGGTACGCAGGAATCTGCAGCACAGCCAGAGCTCCGATAATCTTCTGTACTTCTGGATGGCATTGATCGTAATGAGCATCGGTGATGAACACCGCGTCATTGTGAATTTCTTCAATTGCACTCAACTCCGCAGCCAGCGCCGCGCACTTGGCCTCCGCTTCAGCAAATTTGCGCACCAGATATTCAGCGTTTGTTTCGTTAACCTTTAAATCTCGTGGGATGCATTTACCTTTCAGAAATCCATCCATCTCAATTAGTGACATTTGTTTCATTTCTTCCCACTCCGCAACATCGCATTCAGATATTTGTTGTCATTAACAGAACCGAAACTATTTCTCTTAAGCAATTCCTCTCTCGATGGCATTGGCTTTACGCGTTGGCGAATAATCATTTCTGCCGGAAGAATGCCGGGATTGTATGCAAGTCCTCTCATAGTAAATTCCTCAGTCATTACTGATAGCGCCATAGCGTGAGCGGTAATTACGCAGGCGCGGGTCGATATATTCAGGGAAGTGGGTATATGTGGCTTTGCGGAATGGTCGGATTGATGTCTGGTAAATTCGCTCGCGTTCTTCTTTCTCTGCAAGCCATATACAGTGGCGAAATTCCTTTTCCTCTTTCGTTTCCTGCGGTAGAGACATTATTCGATCGTAGTTTTTTCTGAATTTATCCAGCACCTCCGATACGGAATTGCCGGAACAGCGGCGCGGGTCATCCGCGCCATATAGAGGCGCTGGCATAATTAAATCCTTATTTTTCTAAATCAGAATGGGATGGAATCGTCGTATACAGGAGTGTTCTGCTGGTTACTACTTTGCTGCTGCGGGCCATTTCCTGAAGTTGTAAATCCAATCTTTGCATTCAGTAATTCAAGAGTGATTGATTGACCATTTTGCCCCTGATAAACATCAACCCTGATGTTTTCTCCGGTAATTTCCACAATGCCACCTTCAACCAGAACGCTACGGTAGTAATCCGCTTGCGCTCCTGGCTTGGCAAATACAACGGCGCTGTAGTTTGTCCATTCTTTCTTTTTTGTCTGGCGATCGTAATACTGAACGCCAGCACGGATGTTGAATCCGATATTTTCCCCGGCCTGAAACTCTCTTGCGGGTTTGTTTAGTCTTACTGTAATCGAATGTGCCATTAAGCAGCCGCTCCTTCTAATTCGTCTCGTCTGATGTTGTAAACGTCCTGCGCTTTATGCTGCTCCGGTGTGCCTTCGAGCATCTTCCACGCTTTGGCGAACGCCTGTTTAAGCTCTTCCACGGTGTTTTTCTGCAATGCTGCGTCAGTGAATGCTTTTAGAACCTGTTCAGGTGTAGGTGATGGTTTTGATTGCTTTGCTGCTGCGTTCTGCTGATGTTTATGCTCGTCGGTATCTGCATCTTTCGCATCATCAATGCCGAATAAACCATTGAGGCAATACTTGCGTGCATAAGAGCTTGTAGCTCCAGTAACTTGTGCAGAATCCATTCCTTTCTTGCTTTCTTCCTCTCGTGCAAGAGCGGTTGCCGTATGACTGTTTTCGCCATCGGTAATAGTTGCCGTGGCTTTCACGTAATACCGATCACCAATCAACACAACTTCATCGCTGATTGATAAAAACAGGCCATTCAGTAACGGCTTAACGCCTTCAAGAATGTCTTCGCAGCTTCTGTATTTATATTTACCGAATGAGTTGTACTGATTCTTTGGCGCGTTCAGATTCTCCTGAATAGCTGCCAGTCTTGCGTAAAATTCTTTGCTCATATGATTGTTCTCAGAATGGACACGGCCCAAGGAAATAACGCTGATTTAATACTTCAGTCTTTGCCGCATTTAAAAATACGCGAACACCTTCACGATCTCCCTTCTGGCGATACATTAACGCCTGCTGCGTGTACATGCGTCTCTGTAACTTGCTCTCCTTCACTGTGGTTGCAAGTGACATGAATATCTCCTTCGTTACCGATTAAATCTTTCATCTGACGAATAAATTCTTCGTCTGAACAGTTATCTGTAAAACTCATGGACGGCCTTGTTGTTTCAAAATATCCCAAAGCTTTTCGAGCAAACTTTTCATTCTTGGTTGTTTAAAGTCTGCTCCGGTTAAAATATTTTTTCGTGAATGCTGTACCGATAAAATCGGGTTGAAAGGGCGAACCGATGCCGCCCCTGCAATAGCGAACTGTTGCATAGGATGCTCCTTCTGTTTGATTGCATAACGAAAACGCCTCGAATGAAGCGTTATTGGTATGCATATAAAAAGGCCCTCACACTGGAGGGCAAAGAAGATTTCCAATAATCAGAACAAGTCGGCTCCTGTTTAGTTACGAGCGACATTGCTCCGTGTATTCACTCGTTGGAATGAATACACAGTGCAGTGTTTATTCTGTTTTTTATGGCAAAAATAAAGGCCGACTATGCGGCTTCGGAAGGAAGTCCAATCATCTTATTCAAATCTTCTACCCGTAAAGCAGGAAGTGCTGTACTTGCTTTATCTGCTTCTTTTGGTAGCAATTCTTTGCTTTCAGGCCAAACTTCAATAAGTCGCTTAACTGTTGTGACTGAGTTCAAAGCAGCCCATACATTTGATTCGATATCCTTTTTCTTGGCTTCAAGTTTTTGTTGCAATGCGCAGATTTCATCAAACCTTTTTGTTATTTCGTGTTCTGCGTCAAACATGCATTTATCTTTGGTCGGAGTAGGGAGCAATATATCTTCGCCGTTGCCGTCTTTCCCATATGAAAGCCATCCAACCCTTCTGCCAGATACAGTCAGATAAATTGAAGTAGAACGAACATCGTATGAGTAAAATGAACATCCCATCTTTCCAAGTTCTTCACTTATAGCTACCAACTTGGATGATAACTGATCCACTTCCTCAGTTTTCTTTTTACCGCAAAACGCAATAACTCTGGCGTCAAGTGCAAGCTGGTTCTTTAACTTTGTTACTTCTTCAAGTTCAGTGAAAACCCCAGACTTAATTAAAGCGTTACGAGCGATTTCCTCTTTCATTCTCGTAGTTAAGCGGATTGATGACATATTAATTCCTCTCAAATAAGTGGTTTGCTGCCTAATTTCATTTTCTGGCGACCAACACAAGTCACACCCATTTCACTGCGTGGCTTGCTGTACCATGTGCGCTGATTCTTGCGCTCAATACGTTGCAGGTTGCTTTCAATCTGTTCGTGGTATTCAGCCAGCACCGTAAGGTCTATCGGATTCAGTGCGCTGTCTACTCGTGATTTCGGTTTGCGATTCAGCGAGAGAATAGGGCGGTTAACTGGTTTTGCGCTTACCCCAACCAACAGGGGATTTGCTGCTTTCCATTGAGCCTGTTTCTCTGCGCGACGTTCGCGGCGGCGTGTTTGTGCATCCATCTGGATTCTCCTGTCAGTTAGCTTTGAGTAACGCGCCGTGATGCTTATCTCCACGGTTGCTGTCTTGCAGCTGCATTTCGCGCTACTCAAAGCCTTCTGCTTTGAATGCTGCCCTTCTTCAGGGCTTAATTTTTAAGAGCATCACCTTCAATGGTGGTCAGTGCGTCCTGCTGATGTGCTTAGTATCACCGCCAGTGGTATTTATGTCAACACCGCCAGAGATAATTTATCACCGCAGATGGTTATCTGTATGTTTTTTATATAGATTTATTTTTTGCAGGGTTGTGTGGATTGGGAAGGTGATCGAGAGATCTGAATTGCGATGTTTAGTGAGTTGTATCTATTAATTTCCAAATAAATACAATTGGTTATGTGTTCTTGGGTGAGGGGGATCGTGAGGCAAAGAAAACCCGGCGCTGAGGCCGGGTTAATGCGTTAATGCTGGGGAGTGATTTTTTTGTTGTCTGTTGGCTGGGTATTTTGTGGCGGCGCTTGCAAAGTGGAAGGCTGTTGCAAAGGTGCGTGGTCTGACTTTAAAGCTGATACCAGCCCGGGAATCGCAACTATTACAGCGATAATGACACTAAAAATGGCTAATCGTATAGAAATACCCGACTGAACACCACTAATTGCGGTATTAACCCCTGTTATTTGTCCTTGAATTCCTTCGAATCTCCCATTAATTGCTTTTATATCGCCAGCAGCGCTATCCATCTTTCCATCGATCTTGGACGATAGAGAGTTTATGGCTGCATTAAGTGATGCAAATTGGACATTAACGCTTTCACGAGATAGAGCCATGTCAGCCCTAATGGAAGAAGCAATAGACTCCATCTCTGCTTTATTAGCAGCTAAGCGAGCATCAAGTTCCTCTCTGCTGATCGTTCCCACTTCTTCCTCCGTTTGTGGCGGTTTTATGTAATTATTTTGCACCTTGGTGGGAGAATTATCAAATTCAGCCTCAAAATAGGAACCGCCAACAACCTTCAACCTCCGGCTTTCAGATATGTTGGTGTCTTGCTTTCCATGATTATTTAAATTGCTGTCGTCACTCATAATAGCTCTACGGTGAAAAATGATTCATTTTTATGAAGTTCATTTTTAGGGTCTTCATTATCCTGCAATATCCCTATAACACTATACAGCCCTTTAGCTGGGACCCTAATTTCTTTCAATGTTACTATTACCTGTCCGCCAACCCCTGTTTCAAAATGGCTATCTTTCGTATCGATGAAAAGTGAAACTGATTCCGAAGAGCCGTCAGGGAATTGAATTTCCTCACCTTTTTTTATAATTAGGTGCGCGGGGATTACCATAATACCCAAATTATATCTTGAATTTGGTTTCAACCCGATCATACCAACCCTGAAATCAATTGATAGCCGCGCAGGAAATTCATTGCATGTAAAATTAAGCGTCGGTTGGTTGGGTTCTTCGCTGCTATCAAATGGGGTTATAAAAGATATTCTTTCTAAATTAAGTGCCATAAATTCTCCTGCATCGCTGTATGCTCTACGAGCATCTCGGCGACTTATCATCACCCAAACGTCTCTTCAGGCCACTGACTAGCGATAACTTTCCCCACAACGGAACAACTCTCATTGCATGGGATCATTGGGTATTGTGGGTTTAGTGGCTGTAGAAACACCTGACCGCTATCCCTGATCAGTTTCTTGAAGGTAAATTCATCACCCCCAAGTCTGGCTATGCAGAAATCACCTGGCTCAACAGCCTGCTCAGGGTCAACGAGAATTAACATTCCGTCAGGAAAGCTTGGCTTGGAGCCTGTTGGTGCGGTCATGGAATTACCTTCAACCTCAAGCCAGAATGCAGAATCACTGGCTTTTTTGGTTGTGCTTACCCATCTCTCCGCATCACCTTTGGTAAAGGTTCTAAGCTCAGGTGAGAACATCCCTGCCTGAACATGAGAAAAAACAGGGTACTCATACTCACTTCTAAGTGACGGCTGCATACTAACCGCTTCATACATCTCGTAGATTTCTCTGGCGATTGAAGGGCTAAATTCTTCAACGCTAACTTTGAGAATTTTTGCAAGCAATGCGGCGTTATAAGCATTTAATGCATTGATGCCATTAAATAAAGCACCAACGCCTGACTGCCCCATCCCCATCTTGTCTGCGACAGATTCCTGGGGTAAGCCAAGTTCATTTTTCTTTTTTTCATAAATTGCTTTAAGGCGACGTGCGTCCTCAAGCTGCTCTTGTGTTAATGGTTTCTTTTTTGCGCTCATACGTTAAATCTATCACCGCAAGGGATAAATATCTAACACCGTGCGTGTTGACTATTTTACCTCTAGCGGTGATAATAGTTGCATGTACTAAGGAGGTTGTATGGAACAACGCATAACCCTGAAAGATTATGCAATGCGCTTTGGGCAAACCAAGACAGCTAAAGATCTCGGCGTATATCAAAGCGCGATCAACAAGGCCATTCATGCAGGCCGAAAGATTTTTTTAACTATAAACGCTGATGGAAGCGTTTATGCGGAAGAGGTAAAGCCCTTCCCGAGTAACAAAAAAACAACAGCATAAATAACCCCGCTCTTACACATTCCAGCCCTGAAAAAGGGCATCAAATTAAACCACACCTATGGTGTATGCATTTATTTGCATACATTCAATCAATTGTTATCTAAGGAAATACTTACATATGCAACTTACAAGTACTCGCAAGAAAGCGAATGCAATTACAAGCAACATCCTGAATCGAATTGCTGTACGTGGTCAGCGAAAGGTTGCTGATGCGTTAGGGATTAATGAATCGCAAATTTCGCGATGGAAAGACAGCTTCATCCCAAAAATGGGAATGCTTCTGGCTGTTCTTGAATGGGGTGTTGAAGACGAGGAGTTGGCGGAACTGGCTAAGAAAGTAGCCAGAATGCTGACAAAAGAAAAAGCCCCGAAGAACGGCGAATTCTTCGAGGCCTGATGTAGAAAGACTGGATCAATCCACAGGAGTAATTATGACAAAACGTCGTAAGAAATACCAGGAAAAAGAAGAGATTCGACACCCTGATTCACCTGAGGGATTAGTGGTAGCCGCAGCAAATAACAGGGCGTTCGCAGAGCGCCTTGTTGGTGTTTACAGACTAGCCAAAGCAGGAGTGGAACATGGGCGTCGTTAAGTTAGCTGATTACAGGCATAACCCTGTACAACATCAGGAGGCATCCAGTATGGGGTATGTCTCTATACACCGCCAGTTTATGGACAGCAGGCTCTATAAGGACTCTCAGGCAGTACATCTTTGGCTTCACTTAATCCTCAAGGCTAATCACGAATCTACTGTCGTCAATACGGATATCGGTCCGATAACTGTTGATCGCGGTCAGATGATAACTGGACGCCCGTCGCTGGTCAGAGAAACATTCATCCCCGACAACAAAGTTCGGAGCTTATTACGGACTTTTGAGTCGAAAGGTATGCTTAATATTTGCTCGATGGGGAAGAAATTTAGCCTGTTTACAATCGTTAAATATGACGATTTTCAGGCAAAAAATTGTCCAACGGTTGTCCAACAGTTGTCCAACGCAAACACCAGTAATGGTGCGGCTCTCAGCGGAGATTGTCCAACGGTTGTCCAACGGTTGTCCATAAACAATAATATAAATAATATCTCTAATACTGACGTATTAGAGAGTGCTACAGCAGACAAAAAGTCTGACAAGAAAAAACCTTCCGTCAGCTGTCAGGATGTTGTCGATGCTTACCACGAAATCCTTCCTGAAGCGCCAAGAATCCGCGCACTGAATGACAAGCGTAAAAACCAGATCCGAACGTTCTGGCGCAAAGCCGGAGTGATAACACGCCAGCTTGACGGGCATGGGTTCACGATGCAGGACTGGAGAAATTATTTGAGCTACGTTGGCAAAAATTGTCGATGGATGTTCGAAGAGCGTCCAAACCATCAACGCGGAACTGTCTGGCACAAAAAGGGATTTGATTTCCTGCTTAACGATAATACCTACCTGAAAGTTCGTGAGGGTGAACACGATGACCGATAATTTTTATGCGCCGCCCCATAGCATCGAGGCAGAGCAGGCGGTGATTGGTGGATTGCTTCTGGATGATGACAGCAGTGAGCGCGTCCAGAAAGTTCTGGCGATGCTGAAGCCTGACTCATTTTACAGCCGGCCACACAAAATCCTTTTCGAAGAAATAACCAGAATGCACCGGGAGCAAAAGCCAGTAGATGGCCTGACGCTTTTCGATGAACTGGAGCGTAAATCGTTAACGGCGTCTGTTGGCGGTTTTGCTTATATCGCTGAGATCGCAAAGAACACGCCAAGCGCAGCAAACATCGTTGCCTATGCAATGCAGGTTCGTGAAACCGCAATGGAACGCTACGCCATCAACCGCATGACTGAAGCGACGGAATTGCTCTATTCCCGCAACGGAATGACTGCAACGCAGAAGTACGAAGCTATTCAGTCGATTTTCACGCAACTGACAGACCATGCAAAAACCGGATCGCGTCGCGGCCTTCGTTCATTTGGTGAGGTCATGGAAGACTGGGTTAGCGACCTTGAGAAGCGATTTGACCCATCAGGCGAACAACGGGGAATGAGCACAGGGATCCCATCGCTGGACAGGATGCTGTCACCGAAAGGTCTGGTGAAAGGCTCTCTGTTTGTCATTGGCGCTCGCCCTAAGATGGGGAAAACGACGCTATACAGCCAGATGGCAATCAATTGCGCAGTGCATGAGAAAAAGCCCGCTTTGATGTTCAGCCTTGAAATGCCAGGTGATCAGATACTGGAAAAACTGGTAGGGCAGAAGTCTGGTGTTAACCCGAATATTTTTTACCTTCCGGCGACAAATGACGCTGATGACGGCTATCAGGGTGATTACGATGGTGACTTCAACAGGGCGATCGAAACAGCTAATCGCTTGAGTGAAATCGACATGCTTTACATCGACGACACGCCGGGATTATCTCTGGCTCAAATCGTCAGCGAAAGCCGTCGAATCAAGCGAGAAAAAGGATGTGTTGGCATGATTCTGGTCGATTACCTGACACTAATGACCGCTGAGAAGGCCGATCGCAACGACCTTGCTTACGGCATGATCACCAAAGGACTGAAGAACCTTGCCAAAGAGCTTGATTGCGTTGTTGTGCTTCTGACACAGCTTAACCGCGCACTGGAAAGCCGAACCAATAAACGCCCATTACCAAGTGACTCACGAGATACAGGGCAGATTGAACAGGATTGCGATTATTGGGTTGGGATCCATCGTGAAGGCGCTTTTGATGACAGTGTTCCACCTGGTGAAACCGAACTAATCCTTCGTCTCAATCGTCATGGCAATACCGGCACGGTGTATTGCATTCAGGCAAATGGCGCTATTTATGACACAGACCAACAGTCTGCTGAAATGCGCCGACGTGAACGCGAGGAACCGCAGTCCAAGAAGAAAGGAGGGTTCTGATGACCATCTACATCACTGAGCTAATAACAGGCCTGCTGGTAATCGCAGGCCTTTTTATTTGGGGGAGAGGGAAGTCATGAAAAAACTAATCTTTGAAATTCGATCTCCAGTACATCAGCAAAACGCTATTCACGCAGTACAGCAAATCCTTCCAGACCCAACCAAACCAATCGTAGTAACCATTCAGGAACGCAACCGCAGCTTAGACCAGAATCGGAAGCTTTGGGCTTGCCTTGGTGACGTTTCGCGTCAGGTTGAATGGCATGGGCGCTGGCTGGATGCAGAAAGCTGGAAGTGTGTGTTTACCGCAGCATTAAAGCAGCAGGACGTTGTTCCTAACCTTGCCGGGAATGGCTTTGTGGTAATAGGCCAGTCAACCAGCAGGATGCGTGTAAGCGAATTTGCGGAGCTATTAGAGCTTATACAGGCATTCGGTACAGAGCATGGCGTTAAGTGGTCAGACGAAGCGCGACTGGCTCTCGAATGGAAAGCGCGATGGGGAGACAGGGCGGCATGAGACGACAGCGACGAAGTTTCACCGACATAATCTGCGAAAACTGCAATTACCTTCCAACGAAACGCTCCAGAAATAAACGCAAGCCAATCCCAAAATAATCTGACGTAAAAACCTTCAACTACACGGCTCACCTGTGGGATATCCGGTGGCTTAGAGAACGTGCGAGGAAAACAAGGTGATTGACCCAAATCGAAGTTACGAACAAGAAAGCGTCGAGCGGGCTTTAACGTGCGCTAACTGCGGTCAGAAGCTGCATATGCTGGAAGTTCACGTGTGCTCCGATTGCTGCGCAGAACTGATGAGCGATCCGAATAGCTCAATGTACGAGGAAGAAGACGATGAATGAGTTAATAAATGGCAATGCCATCAAAATGACAAGCATTGAAATCGCTGAGTTGGTAGAAAGCCGCCATAGCAATGTAAAAGTATCCATAGATAGATTGGTGAAACGTGGCGTTATCAAGCCTCCTGCATTGCAGCACACTAACATAATCAATGATTTAGGTGTTATTACCGGGAAGCGTGATTTCTACGTCTTCGAGGGCGAACAAGGAAAGCGAGACAGCATTATTGTCGTCGCCCAGTTGTCGCCAGAGTTCACCGCTCGCCTTGTTGACCGCTGGCGAGAGCTTGAAGAAGCTGCGGTTAATATCCCCAAAACGCTACCGGAAGCGTTGCGCCTTGCTGCTGATCTTGCTGAGCAGAAAATGCAGCTGGAAAACCAGCTCGCAATTGCCGCACCTAAAGTTGAGTTTGCCGATCGCGTTGGCGAGGCCAGCGGAATTTTGATTGGAAACTTTGCAAAGGTTGTTGGTATTGGTCCAAACAAACTGTTTGCGTGGATGCGCGATCACAAAATCCTTATTGCTTCAGGTTCCCGGCGCAATGTGCCAATGCAGGAATATATGGATCGCGGCTATTTCACAGTGAAAGAAACAGCGGTCAACACAAATCACGGAATACAGATATCGTTCACTACAAAAATCACCGGACGTGGCCAACAGTGGCTGACCAGAAAGCTGCTCGATAACGGAATGCTGAAAGTAACAGGGGAGGCTGCTTAATGGCTAACCTACGCAAAGAAGCGCGCGGCAGAGAATGCCAGGTACGTATTTACGGCATATGCAATGGCAACCCTGAAACTACAGTTCTGGCACATTACCGGATGGCTGGAATTTGCGGAACGGGAATGAAACCTGACGACCTGATTGGCGCATGGGCTTGTAGCGCGTGTCACGATGAAATCGACCGACGCACCCATAACCTCGACAACAAAGACGCCAGACTTTACCACCTCGAAGGCGTGATCAGGACGCAGGCGATACTGCTGAAGGAGGGAAAGATTAAGCCATGAACGAATATCAGTTTGTGCTTCCATACCCGCCGTCGGTGAATACCTACTGGCGAAGACGGGGAAGCCAATACTACATCAGCGATAAAGGCCAGAAATACCGAAAAGACGTTCAGCAAATCATCCGCCAACTCAAGTTAGATATTTTCACCAAATCACGGCTCCGTATCAAAGTCATCGCAGACGTTCCAGACTCCCGCCGCCGCGACCTCGACAACATCCTGAAAGGTTTACTCGACTCCCTTATCCACGCCGGATTTGCGGAAGACGACGAGCAATTCGATGACATTCGCGTAATTCGTGGCGTGAAAGTACCAGGCGGAAGGCTTGGAATAAAAATCACCGAGCTGGAGAACGTATGAACGCCACAATTCAAACGATACCAGAGCTTCTTATCCAGACACGAGGCAATCAGACCGAAGTGGCGAGGATGCTTTCCTGCGCAAGAGGAACAGTGCTCAAGTACAACCGAGACAGCAAAGGTGAGCGTCACGTAATAGTTAACGGCGTCCTGATGGTCAAACAGGGCAAGAGGGGAAGACCATGAGACTCGAAAGCGTAGCTAAATTTCACTCGCCAAAAAGCCCGATGATGAGCGACTCACCACGGGCCACGGCTTCTGACTCTCTTTCCGGTACTGATGTGATGGCTGCTATGGGGATGGCGCAATCACAAGCCGGATTCGGAATGGCTGCATTCTGCGGTAAGCATGAACTCAGCCAGAACGACAAACAAAAGGCTATCAACTATCTGATGCAATTTGCACACAAGGTATCGGGGAAATACCGTGGTGTGGCAAAGCTTGAAGGAAATACTAAGGCAAAGGTACTGCAAGTTCTCGCAACATTCGCTTATGCGGATTATTGCCGTAGTGCCGCGACGCCGGGTGCAAGATGCAGAGATTGCCACGGTACAGGTCGGGCGGTTGATATTGCCAAAACAGAGCTGTGGGGGAGAGTTGTTGAGAAAGAATGCGGAAGATGCAAAGGTGTCGGCTATTCAAGAATGCCAGCAAGCGCCGCATATCGCGCTGTAACGATGCTAATCCCAAACCTCACCCAACCCACCTGGTCACGCACTGTTAAGCCGCTGTATGACGCTCTGGTGGTGCAATGCCACAAGGAAGAGTCAATTGCAGACAACATTTTGAACGCGGTCACACGTTAGCAGCATGATTGCCACGGATGGCAACATATTAACGGCATGATATTGACTTTTTGAATAAAGTTGGGTAAATTTGACATCAACGATGGATAAATGCACTCGTTAAATAAAGCCCTGAGTTAATAGCTCGGGGCTTTTTGCGTTTTAAGCACGGCCTTTCTGAAAGCACATCAAACCAAATACCAGACAGACAATACCCTCACCTTATCCGCTGTGGCTACGGTGCGGTGTGCTTTGTATAAAAGAAAACCAGCTCAATGTCTGGCTTCGTGAAAGCGGGTGGCAGGAGGTTGCGCTAACAACCTCATGCCGTTTTGCCCGTGCATATCGGTCACGAACAAATCTGATTACTAAACACAGTAACCTGGATTTGTTCTATCAGTAATCGACCTTATTCCTAATTAAATAGAGCAAATCCCCTTATTGGGGGTAAGACATGAAGATGCCAGAAAAACATGACCTGTTAGCCGCCATTCTCGCGGCAAAGGAACAAGGCATCGGGGCAATCCTTGCGTTTGCAATGGCGTACCTTCGCGGCAGATATAATGGCGGGGCGTTTACAAAAACAGTAATCGACGCAACGATGTGCGCCATTATCGCCTGGTTCATTCGTGACCTTCTCGGCTTCGCCGGACTAAGTAGCAATCTCGCTTATATAACGAGCGTGTTTATCGGCTACATCGGTACTGACTCGATTGGTTCGCTTATCAAACGCTTCGCTGCTAAAAAAGCCGGAGTAGAAGATGGTGGGAATCAATAATCAACGTAAGGCGTTCCTCGATATGCTGGCATGGTCAGAGGGAACTGATAACGGACGTCAGAAAACCAGAAATCATGGTTATGACGTCATTGTAGGCGGAGAGCTATTCACTGATTACTCCGATCACCCTCGCAAACTTGTCACGCTAAACCCCAAACTCAAATCAACAGCAGCCGGACGTTACCAGCTTCTTTCCCGTTGGTGGGATGCCTACCGCAAGCAGCTTGGCCTGAAAGACTTCTCTCCGAAAAGCCAGGACGCTGTGGCATTGCAGCAGATTAAAGAGCGTGGCGCTTTGCCGATGATTGATCGTGGTGATATTCGTCAGGCAATTGACCGTTGCAGCAATATCTGGGCTTCACTGCCGGGCGCTGGTTATGGTCAGTTCGAGCATAAGGCTGACAGCCTGATTGCAAAATTCAAAGAGGCTGGCGGAACGGTCAGAGAGATTGAGGTATGAGCAGAGTCACCGCGATTATCTCCGCTCTGGTTATCTGCATCATCGTTTGCCTGTCATGGGCTGTTAATCATTACCGTGATAACGCCATCTCCTACAAAGAGCAGCGCGATAAAGCCACATCCATCATCGCTGATATGCAGAAGCGTCAACGTGATGTAGCAGAGCTCGACGCCAGATACACAAAGGAGCTTGCTGATGCTAACGCGACTATCGAAAGCCTCCGTGCTGATGTTTCTGCTGGTCGTAAGCGCCTGCAAGTCGCCGCCACCTGTGCAAAGTCAACGACCGGAGCCAGCGGCATGGGCGATGGAGAAAGCCCAGGACTTACAGCAGATGCTGAACTCAATTATTACCGTCTCCGAATTGGAATCGACAGGATAACCGCGCAGGTTAACTACCTGCAGGAGTACATCAGGACGCAATGCCTGAAGTAATTTTTTTGCAAATCACAAAGTCCATTTAATGAGCCTCGCGATGCGGGGCTTTTTTACATCTGCAGTAAACGCGCATTCTCGTGCGCATATCAACCAAGAGCTTTTCGGGATATGAGACAGAGACAGGACGGTGGCTTACATCGTGCCGCTCTTGGGCTGTCCATGTCTGCGAGAACTGGCTCATATCACCAAAAAGGTAAATACGATGTCCAATATCATCCCGATTGATTTCGAAGGCCATCCCATGCGTTTTTCTGACGATGGCTGGTTTGACGCGACTGCGGCAGCTGACAAGTTCAACAAGGAGCCGGCTCAGTGGCTTAGGCTTCCTGAGACTGTCCGTTACATCGAGGCGTTAAAGAGTAGATATGGGAATATCACATATGTAAAAACCAGCCGCGCTCGCAAAGACCGTGGCGGCGGTGGTCGATAAGGGGCTTTTATGGAAGTCTCTATCAATGGCGTACCGTATGTACCAGCTGGTGCCGTATTCTCCCGGATTGGGATTGCAATAACGACGCACCAACGCGCCGACGTTCTTAAACGAGCGCTCGAACAGCACATGAAACATCTTCCCGCCGGCGCGCTGGTGGTTGTTATCGATGATGGTTCAAAACCTGCAACGGAAGTTACCGACGGCGTGCAGCTGCTTCGCAATGAAACATCACTCGGCATTGTTGCTTCGAAGAACGCCAGCCTGTCTGCCCTGATGGATGCCGGGTGCGAGCACCTGTTTTTATGGGATGACGACGCCTGGCCTATCGCCGACAACTGGCACCTGCCGTATATCGAATCTCCAGAGCCGCACCTGGCTTATCAGTTTCTCGATCTGGCTGGCCCGCGAAAGATTAACGATATGACCGTTCTGTACCGGGATGATAAGCATATTGCTTACACTGGGCAGCGCGGAGTGATGTTGTACTACCACCGCAGCGCCATCGAGAAGGTGGGCGGGTTCGATCCGGTGTATGGCCGGGGCATGTATGAGCATCCTGATCTGGCGCTTCGGATTTATAACGCTGGCTTAACGTCCTGGGCGTTTGCTGATGTGGTTGGCTCTGAAAAGCTGATTCATTCGATGGATGAATACGAAGAAGGCGCGCGCAGTATACCGAGGCCAGAACGTGAAGCGCTCGATAAAAAGAACGCTGTGATTTACGGGCAGCGCAGGGATTCAGGATATACAGGCTATGCCGAGTATCGATCTCAGCGTGACGTGGTCATCACTACGTTACTAACCAGCCAGCCAGACCCGCAGCGCGGTACGAAAATGGCCGCCTCACCTGACATGCTGGCTAAATGGGCCTCATCGCTCCGGAATTGTGGCCGTATCGCGCTGGTGGATGAACTACAGACGGCACCGGCAGACGTTGAGCTGTACCGCGTTCCTGACGTGAAGATGAATGTCTACTTCCGGCGCTGGCTGCATATCTGGCAGCACCTGCGCGATCACCCTGAATATCGGTTCGTCTGGTGTACCGATGGTACCGACGTCGAAATGCTTCGCGCGCCGTGGGAAGAAATGCAGCCCGGGACTGTTTACGTCGGTTCTGAACCGAAGACCTACGCCGACACCTGGGCGAAACAGAATCATCCTGAGCGTATCTATCAGGAATTCATTGAAGCGCACCGCAACGATGTGATGCTTAACGCTGGTCTGCTGGGTGGCAGCCGCGCTGATGTAATGGCGTTCGCTCACGGCATCATCCGTCTTTACTACCGGATCGAGAGTTATCGTTTCTGGAAGAAAGAACAGGCTGGCGCCGCGGTGGGTGACATGCTGGCATTCGGTATTGTCGCGCAGTCATTCGCTGACAGACTGGTCACCGGCCCTCTGGTACATACCGTTTTCAAAACTGATGGTATCGGTAAGGAGGCCGCATGGTGGAAACACAAGTGAAGTTTGTTGTGGTTGGCCATCACTCTCGCATAGGTTATGCGCAACGACTTGCCGCGATGCTGGATGCTCATCTGCTTATTGATGAAGGTAACCGCGGCGCTAACTGGAATCATCGTCGCGCTATCGAATGGGCTGCTGAGCAACCTTGCCGGGTAGTAGTGTTGGAAGACGACGCGCTTCCTGTGCAGGGCTTCACCGATAAGGTAACTGACTGGCTGGTGCGCTTCCCTGACGACATGCTGAGCTTTTATCTCGGTACTGGCCGACCGCCGCAGTATCAGAAAGAGATTGCCGGAATGCTGGTGGATGCGGATCGCGTCTGTGGTGACCACATCGTATTAAGCAAACTGATTCACGGCGTATGTTACAGCCCTCCTCAGGGCAGGCTGGGGCGCATGCTCAGCACCTGGAATAAAACGCTGGCAGCTGATTACGCCGTCGGTGAGGCATTCGGTGGCCGGGTGATTTATCCGTGTTACTCGCTGGTGGATCACGCCGACATGCCGACAGTTGAGCGTCACCCTGACAACGAGCCGAGGACGGAACGCCGCCGCGCATGGAGACTGGCATGAACAAAGAGCCCCGCGTATATGGCAGCCGATGGGATAAAGCCCGTCTGCGTTTCCTGCAGCAGCACCCACTATGTGTGATGTGCGAGCAGCAGGGGCGCATAACCCCAGCAACGGTGGTTGACCATATCGTGCCCCACAAACTGAAAGATGCGCTTAAGTCAGGTAACCCACTGGCCATATCGAAAGCACAGCTCCTGTTCTGGAGTAAAGAGAACTGGCAGCCACTGTGCAAAGCGCATCATGACTCAACGAAACAGAGAATGGAGAAGAGCGGCACGGTAATAGGCTGTGATGCCAACGGCTACCCGCTCGATCCTGCGTCTCACTGGAGCACGTAATGAAAGACCTCAGCATTGAATACCGAGACGGTAAGTTTGTTCAGCTGGCGATTGATGGCGTGGAGATGAAGCGCGTAACATCTATCCAGTTCTCCCACACCGTAGGCGAGGACGTACCGACATTGACCGTCTCAGGACATGTGTGGTCCGAGTATGGGAAAGGCGATCACAAACTCGAACAGGTAGACAAACATTCGGCATAGCGCGGCGGCGGCAAGTCGATTATCTATCATGTGAAATCATTTCAAATGCAACGATATCAAATGAGAATGAATCGCATTCATGGCAGGGGGGGGATCAAATCTTCAAAACCTTTGCCCCAAATGACCGCCGCCAAAGTTTGAATTTAACGCTAACCCGATTTTTTTAGTTTTAAGGTGTTGACAT